TAGAATAACTCATTCATGGTACTTAAACTTAAGCCACTACCCGATCGGGAGTGTTCTCAATCATATCGACTGGCGCCTAATACGCTCATCGTTGTTCTTCTTAAGAAGTCGCCCGACAGTCTTCCTCAATATTTCAAAAGCCGTTGGCCAATTCTTCAACTGATCTCTGTTGAATTTTGACCACTCCCTTGAAATATCGTATCGGACCTCGGGTTGTTTAAACCTCTCAAGAACCCTCTCGCCGGGCCGCAGAAGGATATGATTATTTAACTGAGAACTGGTTTCTCCATGGAGCTTTTTTGTTTCTTGATGGAAGAAATACTTTCTGATGTCTCCAGTGCAACTGGGGAGCTCAGCAGAGAGTCCTAATTCATAATCGCAAAAATGTGAATCAAGAACATCCCACCGAGTCCTCACTCGCTCCAGAAACCTCCTGCCTATGACCTTTGGCAAACGTTCAATGTCAATGTCCCGGAAAGCGCCCTTTAAATTCCAGAGACGATCGTTATATGTTTTATCACGATCTTTTTCGGTGTCAACGCCCTTCTTGATACCAGTCAGAGCTGTCGAATTTATAAAAGGAACAAAAGTATATCGACGCACCGGTGACCCGTCAATCAAAGACCAGACGAGCCCCTCAGACCTTTTAAATAACATTGAATTTACCATGCAGAACTCATTAGACACAAAGTTCTTGCCAACGGATTTACTAAAGCCGACCTGCCCAATAAGTCCTTCCCAGCGCCTCTGAAAATCAGCATTTGTTGGAAACAGAATATCGTCTCCATTTACCTTCACAGGTAACTCCCAGATATAAAAAGATCTCTGGAAATGCTTTTCCATAGCTGCCCTATAGACAGCCAGATTGATCGCGCACAAAAAGGGAAAGGAAAAAATTGAACCCATGAGCTGGCCATTCTTCTGAATTATTGATTCAGGAGGAATATATTTTTTTGACCTATATGCACCCTGGTAATCGATTACCTGTCCACACATGTTATCTCTAACAAGTATAAACGTCGTTGGATCATCGATTGCACCCTCAATTGCAGCCAGACTTGCGTCCATATGCAAGAGGTCAGTTGCCCTAGAGTAATCCCCAGAACAAAGATCGTACACATTATCAAAAAGATCGTGTCCCCCCAAAACCAAGTCATCTAAAGAACTTTCGACCATAGTTTCACCCGTCAACGAAAACTGAGGATAGTTTTGTAGACCCCTCCAAAGCTGTTTTTGAACTTCAGGATAGAGAGCATTGCTAAAAAGACTAGACTTTGTAATCGTTCTAATCTTTAGAGGTTCTAAAATGAATTTAACCTCGGAACGCTGCTCCCCAAACTTAGAGCAGAACAACTCTAGATCTTTCTCTGAAATGAGACCGGCTGACTCGTTTGTAGAAACAGACTGGGAATTATTAGTTCCCGCCCCAGATTCTACAACCTTCCTCACCTGATCATTTGGCCAATCCTCCCTAGCCTCCCGTAAGCGTTCCCGACCCTTAAGAAATTTTGGATCCCCTAAGCGTAGCTCCCGAAGAGTTTCATCGATCAAAAGATCCGTACGGATCTCCTTACAATTAACTCTTGGATGCCATCTCATGGATACCAAAAAATCCCAGTTATGCGGAATTCTCAACCCTACAGAGGTAGACGGCGCCAAACTACCACGTGTCTCTCCCCAAAGTTTTCGACCATAATTAGTTGCCCAGTCCAAAACGTACCCCAGAGCTCCTCCATCAGCTCTATTACTCTCAAGGCAAGAGTTACCACTGACCTTTGTGGTAAGACTCGGCTGCTTAAGGATAACCTCCCCGTTCCAAATTTCACGGGATGTCCTGGTTATTTCGTCCAAAAGCCACCCTGGAGTTGACTTCGCCGTGCCCAAGATCTCGGCATGCTTCGCGGCATTTTCATTTATTCTGCTCACATCAAGCTGAGGCATACCTCTTTTGACCCCTTGAAGGATACTATTAAGATAGATCCAAGACTCTTCAGTCTTTTTGGAGACCCATCTAAAAAGATATCGATCCAAGGAACCAAAAAAGATTGTTCCTTTTTTGTGAACAGACCCTACGTCCTCAGGAAATTCAGTCCGCGTGAACTTACAAAAATAGTAATTGAGATGGAATTTAAGCTCTTTATCCCATCGTCCACACAGTACGTGATCCATATACACCAAGATAGTCAGTGCAAGAGAAACAAATAAAGAATCAATTTGTAAAAGTTTCTCCCCC